GCTTGATGGTGTACCTAATACAGGGGTAACTAATGTAGGGCTTGTACTTAATACTACTGAACCTGAACCTGTTGAAGTTGTTACCCCTGTACCGCCATTAGCTACAGGCAATGTTCCAATCAATGACAATACTTGAGCGGTTGTAGCAACTGTATGAGCGGATGTTCCATTACCATACAAAATACCAGTTAGAGTTCCTGCTTCACCAGTTCCACCGTTTGCGGCATTTAAAACACCTGCAACAGTAATCGCACCAGTAGTAGCTGTGCTAGGTGTAAGTCCAGTTGTGCCTGCTGAGAAGCTTAATACACCAGTATTGGCAATCGCTGCCCAAGAGGGAGCAACCCCTATACCACCAGATGTTAGTACTTGACCTGATGTACCGGGATTATTAGATGCCAGCACTGCTGTAGAAGCGGTATAGTCACAGAATACATCTTGTGTACCGGTAGAGAAGTTAACTGGAGTAGTTGCACTACCTGATAAAGGTGTGGTACGGACTAGAGTAGTTCCTCCAGCCCCTATAGTCCCTAAACCTACTTCCCAGTTACTTCCTATTTGATCTGCAATAACATAATAAGTAGTATTACTGGCACCAACACCAGCAGAGAAAGTTTTATAACCAGCAGCAGCACCTAATAGAGTTGCTGTGCCTACACCAGGGGATGTACAGCTTTCCTTTACTCTATCTGCAAGTACTAGCGCCATTTGTTATCCTTAACTAAATTGTACTTTAACAGTAAAGGCGATAGAGTCACCACTGTTTAATGCTACACCAGTGAAGTCTCCTTTGATAAATAAATTACCAGATGTAGAAGCATCAAACAAACCAGCATTTGTGATTGTCTCAGTAGTGCCTGCAGTTTGTGTTGCTACAACTTGAAAAGTGTCGTTAGTAGTTGATGTTGTTTGCTGTGTAACTGTGCCTGATACTCTAGGTGTTACCTCAGTAAATAATGTTGTATCAGTCGCTGCTGTTGTTCCTGCACCAGTTCCCCAAGCAACATATTGTGGTATTGTTCCACCACTGTTGAGACGGTTAGTAACAATAGCTTTGCCTGTATTTACGAGCAGTGTAGCCATAATTATAATCCTTTAATAAATTGTTTTACTTTCCAAATAAACATCTTCAGTAAGTTTCTATGGTAATAGTCTACAATACCAAGAGGTTCCACTGTGCCATCAGCACGAATGATAGTGGCAATCAGTTGAATCTCTTTAGCATTGCTGTTAGCTATTTCCATTATACACCCTGTTTAACTAGTTCTAATACTACAGAAAATACTAGAGGAGTACCACCTATAGTAGTGTTATAACCTGTAGTCTCTAGGGCTATTTTACCTGTAGGAGAAGTAGCATTGTTTTGAAGACCACCAAAGTTCCAGAAGGACATACGCCCACGTCCTGATAGAGGTAATATATCTAGTTGTGGAGTACCATCCCACAGTAGACGTACCTCAAGTGGGGTGGATATAGAATAGTCTATATGATCTATGCGGAACTTAGAAGGGATAGGGGAGAACGCAGCAGGATCAATCACAATAGTAGTAGCCACATCTGAGGTGTCTAATACTCCTGTAATTTTTACTGTAGTGTTTCTTGCCCCATCCATCAGTACTTGTGTGTTGACTACATTAGCCATGGAAGCCTCCTATTAGCGGGTGACTTCTTGAGCTGCCAAGACGTAATCCACAGTTAAGGTTTGAGTAGCAGTAGGTGTGATTTCAAATACTGGTGTCAAAATGGCATTAGTCAATGTAGTGGCAGAAGAACCAATAGTAGGCACTGCTACACGGAAAGACATAACATCGTTCACGAATACATGTAACTCAGTACCATTATAGTAGAAAGCCACATCTACCCATGCAGCACTAGTGGCTGTGGTTACTGTAGATACCAGAGTAGTGGCTGTACCGCCTACCGTGGATACAAGGCTTATAACGCCGCCAGCAGCCATAGAGAACCATAAGCCATCCGTGGTTGCTGAACCTGCTTGAAGGCCTACATAAGCCGTAGGGGCCGTTACAGAGGATACTTGGAAGCGAGATAAAAACCAGAGTTTGTTACCTGCCTGGAATTGTAAGAATTGACCTGCTTTATAAGCAGAGGAAGCGGTTGAAACACCGCCGGGTGTTAATACAGCAGCGCCACCCACAACAGTGGTAGATAAAGCAAAAGTAGAACTAGTGCCTGTGACTGTATAGTCTGTGCCGATTAGTGTGTCAAAATCGTTTGCATACTGAACAACCCCTAGCCCTTTGTTTGGGCTAGAACTAGTATGAAAAGGATCTGGAAGAGGGTAATTACCGAGTGGTTCGGCATTGGTTACGGTAGCTAGACCATAGTTAAAGCGGGTAGGTGTTCCCATTTAAATCTCCTAAAAGTGATGGGTCACGTTCTAATGAACGTTCAGGATCGGTATTGTATTACTGTTTTGGAATTGATGGTACTGGGGGTAGTTGACCCTTTTCTTCTTTATGAGCAGCGCCCATTATTGTCTCCTTGTTCAAAGACGCCCCCCGAAGGGGGCTATCTTAATTACAATTATGGTCCGTTAGAACCATAGATACAACGAGGATCCGCCCAAATAAAGCTATAACGTTCATAGCCTTTGGCCTTAGCATTCATTGTATCAAAGTCATTATCTTGATCAAAGACAATGCCATGACGCTCGAAGTACTTCAGACCATTCTGGACATTCGTGCGAATGAACCAGGCGTGAGGAGAAGTCAGATAGTGGTTCATTACAATACCTTCGGGCAGAGCATTGGTAGCCTTCAGCACGTTAATATCGTTGTTAGCCGAACCAGGAGTGTAAACACTCTTTAAGATTCGATTAGCATTATACCACTCTTGACGAGCGATGATGAGTGAACGAGGCATTACATTGATCAGTAAGCCACGATCATTCTGGAAGCCCATAATCTGAACAATTGCATCTTCCAAAGAAGCTTCAGAAAGATCCACGTCCACAGAAGGGCGATTTGAGAAGGTACCACCAGAGGTGTTTGGATGTGCCGTAGAACACATAGACACAGCATCGCCGCCAGTATATACATTATTGAAAGCACGATTGTAAATATTAGCTGCAATGTTTTCTTTGGTTTGGCGGAAAGCCATTGCCAGAGAACCAGAGCGAGCCTTACTTACTTTCTCGTACAGGTTATCATCCATTTCTTCTTTGGTTACGATGTAGCCCATTGCATATGCAACATGCGTTGCGCGAGTCGTGAAACCTTGAACACTGGAATCGTAGTTAACACCAGCCCCTTCATTCTTGACAGGAACCAGTCCGAAGCCCGTATCTTGTACGAGATCTTCATAGTTTTGCGATGAGGTATCTTTATCAAACAGCTTGTCATATTCAACAGCATGTTCGTTATAAGATAGACCCCACCAAGCTTTTACCCCAGGCCAAAGGGCCTTTGGATGCGAGCCAGTAGTGATTACGCCAGCCATAATCTATTCTCCTTTATACGCCAGCCGAAGAGCCAAAGTATTGATGCTGATTCCAGCAAACCAATACAGAGACATACGGCACGGCAGTAGATGTAGTTGCAGCAGAAGACAAAGCGCCTTGATTGGTCGGATCTTGTACTGCACCGATAATCTGGAGAATAGTCGTATTGCTTACGTGAGTGGTAGCCACCCCAGTCAGAGCCGTACTTGAATACGGAGATGATTGGTTTAGAGTTGCTGTTTGATCAGCCGCTTGATTGGTGGAACACAGTTTGTGCATTGCAGTTTGTGCAGCACCAGTAACATCAAACTGTGCGGAGAAGATGACATTAGAATCATCAACTACCCATACATAATGATTACCGGCTGATTTATTCAGGTATTGTTTTTCCAAGGACAATGTAGTACCTTGTAAAGTCACACCAGAATCAGCTACACGAATACCAACAATCACACCCAAAGGAGGGAGAGTAGTAGTACCCTGTACATATTTTGTTACTGCTGGAACGCCATTAGCATCACCGCCATTCGCTATAACCACAACATCGCCAACAGCATAAGTATTGCTGGCATCATTGGGAATATAGTACATACGGCCCTGCTCGTTATAGGCGGCTCCATTCAAAGTCCCGACAGGACTTAGCCCACGAGGAGCTGCTGAAAGTGCCATTTTTAATATCCTTTATTTAAGTTTGTATTTTTGTACCTGCATCATAGAAGCCTGTGGTATCATTAGAACCACCTTTACCTCGTTTGATTGCAGCATCTGTAGCATCGTTACGTTTCTGAAGATCTCGTTGGTCTTCCTCATACCAGTCTTGCTTAATCTTTAAAAGATAAGCATACAGGCCTTCACCATTTTCAGAGCCTACTAAGAAACGAACCTTATCTGTTGTAATATCTGTATTCCGAGAAACTACGTTCTCTGGAAGTCCTCCTACCTCTTCGGGAGTTACAAACTCATAACCACCATCTAACGCTTGTTGAATACGACCAGGTTCATCATTGAAGATATGGGGGTGATAACCAGCTTCTATCAGCTTGGATACATCAACATCCAGTTTTCCTCGAGTACCATTAAAGACTGCGCGTGTTCGTGTGCGTCCCTGTTCTCTAGCGGTAGTTTCTTTGACCTCAACCTGACTCATATTACGCTCTCTCTTTTCTTCAATCGTTAATGCTTTTGGCATGACATACTCTCCCTTTAATTAATTAAGACCAATCAAACTCTGCCACATACTGCTCACGTGTCAATAAGCCCTGCTTTACAAATTTATTGCAGGCTGCTTTGGCGTCGTCTGGCAAGTTGTCATATGACTGTTTCTTTCCACCACCAGAAGGACGTATTTCAGAACGCCCTTCTACTGGATTATGATTTTGTTGTTTCTTTGGTGTTAGTATTTCTAATTCTTCGTCTAGTTTATCCAAGAATGCTTGTCCTGTCAAATGGGGCCACTCTGCTCGGACACCTTCTCCAACACCATTAGCGAGTGCTGTACGTTTCTTATCTTGCCCAAACCAGCTATTTTTCTCTAACCAGGATGTCAGCGCAGGGTCTACTTGAGGTGTCTGTACTGTGGCTTTCTTAGCCTTCTCAATCTCCGCCTTAGCATCTTGTTGAGCTTCTTTGACAGTATCAATGGCATCATCAAGATCAACAGCACGATCTCCATCTCCTTGGGAGAGAGCCTCGCGCTTTGCTTTCTTGAGATCAGCCAATTGAATTTCGTATTGCTCGACCTTCCTTTCATATTGGTCTTTCTGGTAGTCTCGAAATTCTTTAGCTGCAGTTCGTGCTTCCTCTGCAGCTGCTTCAGCTTTAGCAAGACGTGCTAAAAGCTTTTCGTTATTCTTTTTAAGTACTGGGAGAATCTGTTCGCCGCGTTTTACAAACGTCTTGGCATCTACAAAGTCTTCTTCAGCCCCATGAAATGCTTCTTTAGGAGCCCAGCCCTGGGCAATTGCTTCTGATTCATAATCCCGAGCATCCGCGATTATTTCTTTATCCTCAACAGTTTTTTCTAAATCACTCATTATTTAACTCCCTTTGAGAGATGTGGATCTACTAGATGCACATCATTGTCTAACTTGGCAACTAGATCTTCATAGTTGATCATACGATATTGTATAGTGTCTTTGCCTTGATACATTAGACCGGAGTACTTAGCATATACTACTTTCATTCCCGGTTCTATTGAAGCAGGGACTTCTTCCCCTATAGCAATAACTGTGCCCGTAGTATTCGCTAACTGTTCGCGTTCTGATGTTTCGTTTGTTGCTAACACAATCCCACTAGCTGTGGTCTGTTCTACAACAAGTGGTAAGATTAATATCCTATTAAGGATAGGATGAATCCCACTATTATTCATATTCTTTATCTCGTAAAGATTCTATTAGGTCTTCGTATGTCATTCGAAGAATGCTGGCAATTGCTGCTGCTTGTCCACGCACCTTCTCATCATTTTCAGTACCTGCTAGAAGCATCTCTTTTAGAAGTTCTCTATCTGAAAACAGGGCCTTCCTAAACTCTACTGTGATTGAATGGTTGTGCCATTCGTCAAACTCTTGTCTTGTAATAACCATTTATTACTCTCTCCTATTTAAATCTACAGTGCACCAAGTTCCTTCTGAGATTGCTGTTGTTGCTTTTTCAAATCTACTTCTGATGCTTTTATCATATGTGATACTGCTGTCATTAAACCCTCTTGCTTGGCTTTAGCCAGGGATATCATTGCCTGCATCTTCTGGATAGTATGTCCTGTATCTATACCACCAGCTTCTTTAATAGCTAGATAAGCCTCTGCTTCCAGTTTATGAATCTTAGCTTGGTTAAGTTGTGCTTCTTGCATAATCTCTACTTGAGCTAACTTCATGTCCAACTGCATCTGAGCTTTCTCTGTTTC